TCCGGTTACGCTAAATTCCGGGTTTTCCGGTTTCGGTTTCCACAGGTTTTGCACAGGTTTTCCACAAGTACCACCAAAAAACCACTAGTACCGCGTTAGAGCGCTCCGTATAAGCGCATTAAATGCACGCATGGTGGTATAAGCTAGAATCATGGGACTACGAGGACCGATACCGAAAAACCCGCCGCCGAAGCCCGGCCCGATCATCCAGGAATCCATCGCCCCGCCGGCCAACCTGTGCCCCGAAGAGGTCGCCATCTTCCGGCAACTCGTCGAAGACAATCGCGCCGCCGGCGTCCCAATGCGGCAGGCCGACGCCGCGCTGTACGCCGACCTCGCCTCAGCGACGTATCGCCGCGAGTCGGCAGCAGACGACCGCGTGTGGCTAGCATTAACACGGCAAATGGAAGAGTTGCGCGGCCAACTGTGCATCGGCCCCAGAAGCCGTGGCCGCGCCGGAATCCGCGACGTTGAAAAGCCGGTCGCCAAGACGGCCTTGGCAAAGGTCTTAGAGCTTGCCAAAACAAAGCACCAGTAACAGCAACTGGCTGGACCTGAGCGCGGTGCAAATGGCCGAGACGCTTATCGGCGGCCTTACCCTCACCAAAGCCACCCGCTCTGGCGGTCCTGAGCCATTTGAGCTACTGCCGCATTCGCGGAAGTTAATTGCCAACCTGCTTGGATGGAAGCGGCCCGACGGTCGCAGGCTGTACCGGAAGGCGTTTGCGTCCATGGGGCGGAAGCAAGCCAAAACCCAAACCGTCGCCGCGCTGGTCGTGGCCGAGTTTTTCCTGTCGCAGGAGAAAAAACAAGAGATCTACATGGCCGCGAAGGACCGCGACCAGGCGAGCATTTGCTTCGACGCCGTCGCCGACATGATCCGCGCCAGCGAAGACCTGCTCCCGCTGGTGACGATTACCGAGTCCCGGAAATTGATCCGGCACAACGAGTCCGGTTCAATCATCCGCGCCCTGTCGAGCGACGGCGCGGGGAAGCACGGCTACAACCCATCGTTGGTCGTGTTCGATGAGTTGCACGCGTGGGGCATCGCCGAGCAGGAGCTTTACGACGCGCTGACGACCGGCAGCAAGAGCCGTCGCAACCCGTTATGGGTGACGATTACCACGGCGGGGAGCAATCAGGAATCCATCTGCTACCGCGAGTACCAATATGCCAAGCGCGTGGCGTCGGGCGAGATCCAAGACGAAAGCTACTTTCCCCTGATCTACGAGGTGCCGATTGACGCCGACTGGACTGACCAGAGCCTGTGGCCCATGGCCCTGCCGACGCTGGGCGTGCTGCACGACATCCGCGATTACGAAGAGGAGTTCCGGCAGGCCTTGGCGCGGCCCGAGAAGCAGAACACGTTCCGGCGCTTGTATCTGAACCAGTGGACTAGCGCTACGACCACATGGATACCGCTTCGCGACTGGGATCAGTGTTTTGACGAGTTTCCAGACCTGGCCGGCGTGCCGTGCTGGGGCGGCCTGGACCTTGCCGCGGTGCGCGACCTGACCGCATTTGCACTGTGCTGGCCATACGAGGGCAAAGTTTACTACCGGGCCTGGGCTTACCTGCCGTCGAAAATGCTGGCCGAGAAGACCGCCACTGACGGCGTGCCATACGTCCAGTGGGCGCAGGGCGGCCACATCGAGACCATGCCCGGCAACACCGTTGATTGGCGGTACGTGGTGGCACACATCGAAAAGCTGGCGGAGCAGTACAACATCCAGGCCATTGCCTACGACCGTTATGGGGCCCGCGACACGGCGCAGCAGCTGCAGGACGCGGGTATATCCGTGGTGGAGTTCGGGCAGGGCTACGTGTCGATGTCGCCCGCCGCCAAGCGCTTCGAGCAGCTGGTGCACGAGCGGCAGTTGGTGCATGACGGCTCGCCCGTGCTGCGCTGGAACATTGAGTGTTGCGAGATTGCCAGCGACCCGGCGGGCAACATTAAGCCAGTCCATCCAGACCGTCACCGCGAAACGACGCGCAACGACCTAGTCATCGCGTGCGTTATGGCGACTGGAATCAGCACTAGCGCCAAGCCGAAGGAGCGCAGCGTCTACGAGGACATGGTGCCAGTGACGCTGGGCTGGTAGCACGCCAACAAAAATTCGTGATACCGTGGTAGCACGATGCAGTAGGGATTGTGATACGGCATGAATCTGTTTGGCAAGCTCATGGTCAAACTCGGCGCGACGCCGCCACCAGATAACGACTTCTGGTATAGGCCTGTGTCTGGAAGCAAGTACTACGTGTCGAGCGAGTCGGCCATGCGTATCACTGCTGTGTGGGCCTGCGTGCGCGTGATTGCCGAGACTATCGGCAGCCTGCCGCTTGGAATCTATCGGCGTGGCCGAGATGGCCGCGAGTTGGATCGCAACCATCCGCTGTACTACCTGCTGCATGACTCGCCCAACCCGGACATGACCGCGTTTGAGTTTTGGGAACTGGCTGCGAAGTGCTTGTGTCTGAGCGGCAACTTTTACGCGCGGATCCAGACCAACCAGCGCGGCGACGTGACCCAGCTGACGCCGCTGTCGCCGTCGTCCATGCGCGTGTTCCGCGACCCGGAAACAAAGGTCATGGTGTATCAATACGGGCAGCAGATGTTCACCGCATCGGACATCCTGCACATCCCCGGCTTGGGCTACGACGGCGAAGACAGCCTGACCGGCTTTTCGCCCGTCGGCTACATGGCGCAGGCCCTGGGCATGACACAGGACGCCGAAGGCTACGGCGCGAACTTCTTTAAGAACAACGCGACCCCGCCTGCCTACATGACCGTGCCGCAAGCGTTGAGCAACGAGGCGCGGAAGAACCTGCAGACTTGGCTCATGGAAAGCTACGGCGGCGTTCGCAACGCTGGCAAGATCGGCGTGCTTGAGCAGGGCGCGGAAATCAAGACGGTGGCCATTAATCACCGGGACATGCAGTTTCTGGAGTTGCGCCAGTATCAGAAGGCCGACATCTGCTCCATTTTCCGCGTGCCGCCGCACATGATCCAGGACCTTACGCGCTCGACGAATAACAACATCGAGCATCAGGGCATCGACTTTGCGACGCATACTATCCGGCCTTGGCTGACCCGCATCGAGAAGCGGATCAACCTGCAATTGTTTGGGCCGCGTGAGGCGACCAATTACTACGCGGAGTTCAACATGGACGCGCTATTGCGGGGCGACGCGGCCAGCCGGGCGAACTACTACAGCGCCATGCGAAACATCGGCGCGCTGAACGCGAACGAGATTCGCTCGAAGGAAAACATGAACCCATACGACGGCGGTGAACTTTATCTGGTGCAGGGTGCCATGGTTCCGGTCGCGCAGGCCGGAGCGTTTCAAGGGGGCGCACAATGAATGTAGACCAAGCACAGCAGTTACTACTGCAGACGCCGCAATCGCTTTTGTCGTCGTTGCGGCCGGCCGACCTCCTGCAAATGCCGGAGGAGGGCGACAAGGTCGAGCTTCCCGGCAAGCGCAAGCGTGACGTGCTGTTCTATAGCGGCGCGAAGGTGGAGCGCGTCGACATGTGGTCTGGCGACGTATACGACTTGTCGTTCGGCATGGACGGCGGCGACCTTACGCAGCTGGCCGGGAAACCGGTGCTAAACGGCCACCAGCAGGAAGAAGTCGAGTATGTCCTCGGCGTGGTGGAAAGCCCGCGGCGCACCCGTCGCGGCTACGAAGCGACGTTGCGGTTCTCTGACCGGGAAGATGTTGCGCCGGTCTGGCGGGACATCGAAGACGGCATTCTTACCAGCGTTTCCATGGGCGTTCAGATCGTGGAGATGGCCCAAGCACCGGACTCGACGGTGAAGCGGCCGCACCTGCTGGCAGCTAGGTGGAGGCCGTTCGAAATCTCCATCGTCCCCATCGGGGCCGACCCCGGAGCTAAGTTTTTGTCGGCCGGCCTTTCGGCGGCTAAACGAATTTCTTCCGCGCCCAGCGCGGCTGAAAACCACGCCCGGCACGAGTTGGCGCTGCGAGAGCGGCGCTGGCGGGTGTTGAGCAAATAAGGAGCAAACATGACGAAACGAGAATTACTCTCCTCCGTCTCCGCGCTGGAAAACGACTACAGCGCATTACTGGCGGCCTCTGCGGTCGCCGCCGACCCGGTCGCGCATCTCGCTACCGTGGACGCCAAAGAAAACGAACTGAAGTCCGTCCGCGAGCAACTGGCGGCGGTCGAGGCGCTCGAAGCGCGGGCCAAGCAGAACGTGACC